CGGGAAGTTGTTGGTGGTCGCGCAAGAATCGGTAGCACGGATAAGACATAATCAGCACACGCGTCGCTCTTGAGCAAAACTCCCGTAGGTGGTCGTGGTAGCCTCGGGTATCAAACAAGCGCTCTTCTAGAAGGATGCTTACATTGTGGTCATCTTGAGTCAGGTGTTCGCCGAGGACATGGCTATCTCTATCGGAAGCCGTGATGATGACCGTGCGTTCGACATCGACGCTTTGGTAAACATGCAAAAGCACCCTCAGGTACATATCATTGTCCTCGTCATAACCTTCGCCTCTCGGAAGATATTCTCCGGACGGTATTGTTTCATATCGACATAAAACCATAGCGTCGCGCGTCTGGATATAAAGCTATTTCTATCCTATAAATTAAGTTGTTCTCTTATATGGATGACTTTCAAGCTCCGTCAAGCTGCACGGTGATCCCTTTGGACGTCTTCCTCCAAGCAAGGGCCGCATTTGCAGGCGCCAAGTCCAAAGTTGTTCAGCAGTTTCGGTCAGCCTATGACGAGCTACGGGCGAAGCATTCATGTCTCACTGCAGCAGCAAATGCGAAATTCCAGCATCCAGTGAAATCCAACCATAACGCATCGTCGACTCATTCGCGCCGTACGATGGAGCAGCGCCCGCGCATCGGGGTGCGTGAGCTTTCCCGCGAGGACATGGTGTGCAAAGACATCCTCAGCCACCTCAACAAACTATCCAAAACAAATGTTGAGTCCATCATCCGATCGCTGCGCACTTCCTTTTACATCGACTATCTACAGCACTACATTTCCATCACCTGGGACATGATGTATAAGCAGCCAGATTTCCAGCCACTGTTTGTCATGGTACTCAACAACGTCCGTGCACTTCTGGTGTCACCCACCAGTCTCTCAGAATTTGATGCGCTTTTGACGAACAATTGCTGCACGTTCCTGGACGATCAGGGCTGGATTCCTCCACCGAGCATCCTTTGCCATACAGCGGAATATGACGATTTTTGCGATTACGTCAAATGGAAGAAGAAGTCGCAGGGGACGCTGAGAGCCGTATTGGCGTTGATGACCAGCCATTTGGTCGAGCCAAGATTCGAGCATGTCTTTGAGCGCATCAGCGACAGCTTGCAGGCGAGTGCGGGTTCGCCGGATGTCGATCTGCGCGTATTAGAATGCATATTGGACGCGCTGCTCATTTGTGTTCGCACGAGCAAATGCATTGACGTCAGCGATGAATGGCTAAGCCAATGGGTGGAGAAGAGCCAAGTCTGGCCCAAGAATGCCAAATTTAAAATGCTGGATTTGAAAGAGAGCCTGAGAGCCTAGTGGTTCATACTCGTTTTTGCCTTCGCGAGCAGTAATTGTAAATACACGCGAACACCTTTGCGAAAAACTGACCGCAAAATACTTGTCAGGATAATTTAGCCGCAATGGATCACAAACAGTACATCATCGAAGCGCTGGACGTTCTGCGGAAAAAGGAGACGCAGGACAAGAATGTATTCAAGGCACGCGCGTACGCCAAGGTGATCTCGGAGCTGCGTGCCTATGAGGGGGCGGTTCGCGAGATGAGCGACATCGCGAACATTCCAGGGGTGGGTGCGAGCATTCGCGACAAGATAAAAGAAATCTTGGAGACGGGTCAGCTGAAGGCGGCCGAGGTTGTCAAGGCCGACGTGACGGTCAATATCCGCGAGGCGCTGCTGAAGATCTACGGCGTCGGCCCCGTGAAGGCAGCAGCGCTTATCACCGACCACCACGTGAAGAGCATCGCCCACCTTCGCGAGCTGTACGCGAGCGACCCGAGCATTCTGAACGATAAACAGGCGGTTGGACTGAAGTATTACGAGGATATTAACGCACGCATCCCGCGCACGGAAATGGAGAGCCACAAGACCCTGTTGATGAAGGCGATCCGCGCTGCGCACCCCGAGTTCGTGGCGGAAATTGTCGGCAGCTATCGCCGCGGCGCCACTGACAGTGGAGACATTGACATGCTGGTGACCCTCCCAGACTCGGTGGGGGAGAGCCAGAAGAAAGCCGCATTCAACAATTTGGTGACGCGTCTGACAGCGGATGGCTATCTGGTCGAGGCGCTCGCGAAGGGACCTACCAAGTTCATGGGTATCTGCAAATTGCAGGAGCCGAACGCCGCCGGCCGGCGCCTAGACATCCTCATGACGGGCGCGCATGAGTATCCGTATGCGGTGCTGTATTTCACGGGCTCTGACAAGTTCAACATGGCCATGCGCAAGCATGCGTTGGGTATGGGCTACACCATGAACGAGCACACGATGAAGCCGACCAGCGACGCTGCGCAGCCGCCTGTGATGCATACTGAAAAGGACATTTTCGACTTTCTGAAGTTGGCTTACGTGGCGCCGGAACACCGTTCGGACGGAAAAGCGGTGCGCGAGAAAAATATTCTCTGAGCTATGAATAGAACCTTATTTTGTCAATTGCCCGAAATGGAGTACGGTTATGTTCTCCAAGTCATCCTGAATGTCATCTTCATCTCTCTGTACGGCCTAACGTACACTTACATCGACAAACTTGAGAAGATTGGCTGTGAGTGCTCGAGCCACAAGTACCGCGACTTCATCAAGTTCTTCCCGCTGGCCGCGATCGCCTACATCGTCCTGTTCAACTTCTTCTCGCCCAAGGCGGTGTTTGAGAAGCTGGGTGAGGCGGGTCTATGGCTGATGGGTGCCATCACCTTCCTGTTCGGCCTGGTGAACATTGTGTTCTTCGTGCTGGCGTTCAGCTATGCCCGCTACATGATGTCGGAGAAGTGCAAGTGCTCGGAGGAGTACCGTCGCGATGTGCTTTACTGGTGGTCGCTGCTGGAGATCGTGATCATTGTGGTGGGTGTGGTGCTGCTGCTGCTGACCACCAACCTGATCAACTCGGTCGCTATGACGGTGCAAAATGTCGGCGCGAAGGCCTCGGTGATCGGCTCGGACGTTGTGAACCGCCCGGTACAATCCATCAAGAAGATCCCGACGCTACCTGGCTCATTCGCCAAGGCGCTGAAAAAGTAAGCATGAGCTCATGAGCATTTAGAGGTTCAGTGTTCTTTTTTCTGCATTTGCACGACTTGCTGCATTCGCACGGCCAGCGACGCTGGCACCGCCACTTGCAACGCTTCCGCCGCGGCGGCGACCGGCGGTTCTGGAGGGACCGTTCGAGAGGATGCCAGCCATGTCGGCAGTATCTTCAATTATAGATGTTATTTCTTCGTCGCTGATCGACATGGTCTCAATGCGGTTCGCCGCCGCCTGAGCAGCGGCCTGGGACGCAGTTTGCGCCGATGGCACGGCCGTTTGGTTGGTGGGTGCAATGATATCGCGATGAATGTCATTGATGATGGAGTCGATGTTCGTCTTTTGCGCGGCTGTCGCCTGCGGCGCCTGGGCGGAGGGTGCGTTCATATTTCCAAACAGATTGCCCATCATGCCAAATAGGCCGCCACTCGGTGCGCTTGTGCCCATGCCCGCGGCGCCGCCTCCCGGGCGCCCCTGACCACCCATCATGCCTGCCATGCCCGCCATCGCCGCACCGGCACCACCGCCCGCCTGTCCGGCATAGCTTTGTGCAGCGGTCTGCTGGAATTGCCGGAAGAGCTCGGGGTTCGAACGGAGCACGGCTTCAACCGAGGGCAGCGGCGATTGCTTGAACATGCTGTTGGTCAGATGGAACATGAACGCGCTGCCGGACAGGGACATGAGGAGGCGCAGCTCGGGCGCCATCTTGCGGCCGGAGTTCTTGTATTTCTCGTGGAGTTCTTCAAAAATGTCGTCATAATCCGTAATGTTCTCATGGACTTGCTCCGACCAACCGTCCAGATGAACGTCGAAGGGGTCGAAGCGTGTGTTCAGGAACTCGATACCCGTCACGCAGGCCATCAGCATCTTGCGCTGGAAGCGAATGCTGGCATCCACTTCTTTTTCGCGTAGAATACGGTGATATTCAGAGCGCATCTCCTCCAGATCGGACTGCATGGTAAATTTCTTGGGCAGGCGGTAGCCCTTGGACTCCAGACGATCCATTTGGTAAAGGAGCTCTTTCTTCTCGTTCATCTCTTGTTCCACGCGCGCACGCTCGCTGGCGATGCGCTGCCCCATGTAATCATTGCCACCGCCGTAGCCGACGGGCGTATTTTGGTGTCCACCGTGGCCGTATTGGCCACCCGAGCGGATGTCCGGAACGTCTTCATCGGTTGTCTCGACCTCGCTGCCAGATTCGCTGGAAGCTTCACTACTGCTTGCAGAAATGCTGGCGCTGCCCGATGCCATGGAAACGACGTCGCCGCTGACCTTGCGCTTATTGATGAGCATGTCGGCGCCAAAATCGCCGCCGCCTGAGCCCGAAAGGATCGGTGGCCGGTTCTGACTCGGAATGCTAAAGTTCGGACGCCCAAAGTCGTTGCGCTTCACTTCAAGCACGTCGTCTTCATCATCTGTCGACAGGGAGAAACTAGGTCCTTGCATCTGTTGCCTTACCCTTCTCGAATACTTGTTTGTACTCTATTTGAACGCGTGCGAATCCCTTAAATCGGTGCGGCGTTGGTCTCGGTCTCAGGAGCGCATCGACTACTATTTTGCCACTTCAGGTAATTATGATCATGATGATAGCCCTTCAGATGTTCCTGCCATAGTTCCTGATAGCCTTGCACACCCGAACCCAGAAGAAAATTGTAAATTTCTTTGGCCCAAGTTTGCTCAAGCGGTGAAAGCGTACAAAACTGTCGCACTGTCGGCGGCAATGGCCGAATTAGCGATATTTTCGGAAATACGCAACACACGCAGGTGATGAGCGACGCCGAGATCGAGAAGGTTGTCCGAAAACACTTGACCGATGTTGGCGTACAGTTGCCCACGGCCGGTGGCAAGCGCAAGTCCACCCAAAGCGCATCAAAAGCATCGGTCGGGGCGCCGCGCCGTCCGAGAGTTCGAAACACTTGAGACAGGGAACACACCGCGTGTTTTCCGTTGCAAACGCGGAACGTTGCCATGGAATGAAAAATGAATGCATCCGCCCGGAGTCGAACCGGGTCTGCCTAAGGCGGCTCCTCTTGAGGGAGCTGGGTCCACCGTCCCCCACCAGATGCTCTGAACAGAAATTCCTGTTCAGAAGAAAATGTATAATTATTTTTAAATCATTTTGACGCATTTAAACACCCATTCATCCAACACGTCAATACACCTTGCAAAATGGCAAACACCACCATGACCAAAATCATGCGCACCCAGTCGGTGTGCGTCGGTAGTTTAACTGTTAGCTTGTTTTGATCACTGTCGCGCCCAATGCTATAATGCAACAGATTCTCAAACAGGTTCAAGATCAGAAAAACCACAAAAGAACTTACAAAAAGACGACTTGGAGTAGCTGGAAACGTCTTGAACACGTTGTACATAGGAGTGGTTTCTTTAATGGAACGATACAAAAATAAGTTTTGGTCGGAGTGAAAAGTGACAGGTAGGGGATTCGAACCCCTGAAGCTTTCGCATTGCATCTTAAGTGCACCCTTATCAGAATGCTTTCACATTCTGGGAGGACTATACCTTAAGCCGTCACTGGACTTGGTTACAGTCCTCAGGCCCACTACCGTCTAGTCTCTGAACCTTCTCCATAGTCTTACCATAACGACCTTAGGAGCTTGGCTGCGGATTGTCCATTGTTGCATACGAATCCTTTTTACCATACGGAAGTCTGTTTGTCTTCCCCATCTGCGTGTTTCCACACAAACTTGGTAGATTCGCCTTTAGGAGATCCCCGCAATTTGGAAGTGTTGCCTTAGACTTACTAAGTCTAAGACTAGCAACTGCTTTTAACAGTTACTGGAGCAAGATTTTACCCCTTTGACCGCTCGGGAAACCTGTCTCTTTACAAAACAAAAAAAAGAAAACCGCACCGCACTGCACTGCACTGTCTCAAAACACCTCTTCTTCCGCTTCTACTCCAACATTTAATTTAACCCTTATATCATTTTCGGCATTCCCTATCCACCCCGCATCACCCTCGTCCGCCCCCGCACCCGCCCACACCACATGCTCTACCGCGCCCGTCATGCCATTCTTTTTGAGCCACGCCATCCCTTGCAGCATGGCATCACACAAGTCATCTTGCTTTTTATGCGCCGCAAGATGATTACGGAGGTACTCATCCCCTGCCACGAACCCGCGCACAAGCTTAACCGAGTCGTCTTTGTTTTTCTTGTAATTGCTTGACCTCTTCGCTGGTGCAGCCAGTGGCACCAAAAGTGTCTGCTCTGTCCCAGCCCCAACCCCGCCCCCAGCTGCATCCCGATCGCTCTGGTCTTGCAACTTCAAGCGTGCATTCACGAGCACCACTTCCTTGATGCTATGCTGCCCCAAGAACCGCATGTATTGGAAGAAGCTGTAGATGATCATCTGAATGCTCTTCATGGAGCCATTGATGCGTGATGGCTGATTCTCTATGAGCACATGTGAGATGGGTGGGCTGCCGCGCTCCTCCAGGCTGCGCAGGAGATCCCGCATGGCTGCAAAAATTCTTTGACTGAGCGTGTCCACGCGCATGCGCTTGCAGTTCTCGCCTTCACACACCAATGGCATGAGCTTCCACTCCCAAACATGCAGCGATTCCTGAGCGTCCGTTGCTCCGGTGTCTTTGGCTTTGGTTTTCTTGCCCTCTGAAAATACCCCTCCTAAAACACAGACTGCAAGGTTTTTGATGCCAATATCGAAACTCAATATGGTGCGCTGGCTCATTCAAGGGTGTTCTTCATTACCTTTAACACGCGACAAAACAAATACACAAACACCCCTCCTCATCAAGCACTCCCATTCGCCCCGCCCATCTGCAAAGACTTCTGTCGCTTCCACACCGCACTCTGCAGCTGCTGCATGAGCTTTGTATCAAGCGTCTGAATGTTATTCTTGAGAATAAGCTTCCGCAAATACTTCCAGAAGATGTCATTCAAATAGCTACGGTTCATGGTGCCGATGGTACGGCACTTGTTTGCGAACCATTCGTATCGCCGCGCCATGTCCATCATGGTGTCTAAACCTACCCCTGTGGTGTCCACGCGCCCTTCACGGTCGCTCTTTGCGGTTGCGGCAGCTGCCGACCCCGTCTTGCGCACATATGGACACATCATGCCGTCATTGACCAGCGACAGCACGAGTTGTTGTACGCTCGGGTGACGGAAGACCTCTTTGGGAAAACCATCGAACAAGTTTTCGAACACCATGTAGCCATAGTCTGGGCAGATGAGAAGACGATGCTCAAAGTCCATAAACACAGCGTTGTTGTCAATGATCATGGTGTGCGAATTCAAGATCTGGTCACGCTCGGCCTTGGTAAAAATGCGATGCTTTGACTGCAGCGCTCGCAGGATCCGTGGCCAGACATGTTTCACACTCTTCCGGTAATTACCCGATGCATCAAGAATGCAGTCCTGGCGTGTGAAGATCGGCCGTTCAAACTTGATGCCGTGTGCACGCTCCACCCAGCCGATCTCTTGCAAGGCCCACGACTTTTCACTGCCCGTGTAGATGAAAAACGCGCACTGACCCCCATAGAATTCGCGCATACTGCGAATGAATGCCGCGAAACCCGGACGCACCAGGCGCTCGTCTTTGGTAAATGCATGCGGAACGTTGGTAGGCTTGTTGGGGATACGGAAGCCATACCGACGAACGGTTTTTGCAAGATTGAAACGCTGCGACTGATAATCGACCTTTCCTACGATTGTTCCATCCCAATCTAGAATGAACACATGTGGGAGTCCGGCCATCCTTACTTTTACATTGGACAAAAAACTGCTCATTTCGTGGATTGCCGTTGGGGCGCTTTCGCTTCCTTGACTGGCTTTTTGCCTCCTTTCTTGTCTTGAACCTGAGTTCGCACAGACTCGGCGAATCTCTGTGCCGTCTTTTGCACAAACGGATGATCGGGATGGTACAGATGACGCCGATATGCCCGTGATATGATCGTTGCAGAACGCTTGGGTAGCTCGATCTCGCGCTTCCAATCAGGATCTTCATGAAGTTCGCCTTCACCGTGGAAGACCTCCGTATTCTTTGAATTCATGCGGTTCTTCGGCAATTCGCTTTCGCCAGCGCCACGGACGAATTTCACCCAAACATTTCCTCCAAAATCGATCCATGAAATCGGCGACGTTGGGATGAGACGGAATTCGAGACCCACAGGACTCATATCTGTGGCTCCAAAATTTATCAGATGCGCCTGCTTCACATGTTCCGTCACGAGCGCGTGTGGAATCACGATCGCCACACTCCGATCCTCTTGTTGCCAGACAGGGAACACAACATCGACAGGTATGGCTCTATGCCACGGTAGTACAACAAATCCAGTGCAGCCGACGTGATAACGACCGTATCGCAGCGTGAGTAGCATATCGCCTGTTTTCAGGGAGCGGTCAGTCATGGCATGTGCGAGTAATGCGCGCATCCGCGGCACAGATTCATGGGGTTGCCAGAGCGCTTCAATCATCGCAGGATTCCTTTCTTCTTCTTCCGTGAGTTCATCGGGATTTTCCTCACTGCTTTGACCGGGGCGTGGAAGGACATTTGCAATGCCTGGAATGCGCAATGCGACGGATCTGCCATCGACAGTAAGCATGGGTCCAAAGTATTTAACGGACGGCGATTTGGAAGACCATGCCCTTTTCAATTGAGCATAAATGGTCTCTTTGTCTGCAGGGTATTCCATGGCTTCACTCATTGTTATTTTGCCGCACCTATGCACGCCTACTTACGGGCATGAAAGAAAAACAAAGTGGTTTTGCCGGTTTTGGGTCGGTCTATGCAGACGGTGGGTTGGCACCAAAAATTGAGAAATACAGCCATTTTCATCTTAAATACAATACGAACAAATACCAAAAATGCCCTTCCCTGATCAGGAGTTACCCGATGATTTATGGAAGATTATAGTACACAAATGTGACCATAACAGTCGTCAAATCCTGCGGCATGTAAACAAATCATTCTATACGTCGATTCAGAAAGACAAATACAAACTGTCCGAGTACTTGCCGTCTGAAATTTTCAAGAACCAACAATTCAGCATGCTTTCAGGTAAACTTATGCGACTTGTAGTCCAATCAGGAAACATAGACAACGTAAAGTGGCTAAAGGAGAACAACTGTCCATGGGACAGTTCGACATTTGACTCGGCCGCACAAACTGGGAACCTGGACAACATGAAGTGGTTGAAAGAGAACGGCTGTCCGTGGGACAGTTCGACATTTGACTCGGCCGCACAAAATGGGAACCTGGACAACATGAAGTGGTTGAAAGAGAACGGCTGTCCGTGGAACGAATTTACATTTGCATACGCCGCTAAGAACGGAAACCTGGACAACATGAAATGGCTGAAGGAGAATGGCTGTCCGTGGAGCGTTTGGACATTTGCATCAGCCGCTTATAACGGTAACTTAGATAACATGAAGTGGCTGAAGTATAACGGTTGTCCGTGGTGCGCTTTGACATTTTCATCAGCCGCTAGACATGGGAACCTAGACAACATGAAGTGGTTGAAGGAGAACAACTGTCCGTGGAACATTTGGACATTTTCAGCAGCTGCTAGAAACGGTAACCTAAACAACATGAAGTGGTTGAAGGAGAACGACTGTCCGTGGTGCGCTTCGACATTTACAGAAGCCGCTAAAAACGGTAACCTGGACAACTTGAAGTGGCTGAAGGAGAACGACTGTCCATGGTACGATGATACATTTTCATCCGCCGCTTGGAACGGAAATCTGGAAAACATGAAGTGGCTCAAGGAGAACGGCTGTCCGTGGAACGTTTGGACATTCGGAAAAGCCGTTATACACGGAAACCTGGACAACCTGAAGTGGCTTAAGGAGAACCGTTGTCCGTGGGACAATTTCACATTGGAATCGGCCGCAGAAAATGGAAACCTGGACATTATACAGTGGTTGACAGAGAATTTGACTTTACGCACTCGACGGTGAACCAGGAGACACCTGAGGACTATTGCAACCCTGCATGGCCGCACGCTTGCGCTGCTTCCGGACTTTTTCGGGAACCTCGTCAAAAATGCGATAACGCTCTGCGCGTTCGTGTACGAATTGCATGCGATCGGCAATGTTGTGCTGGTTTGTACTTTCCAATCGGAAAATTATGTTAAGTACTTGTAAGTACTTGTACGTATGACATCGTCGCCCCCATCTGTAGACATTCCAATCGATATTCTGGCCAAAATTGCCAAAATCGGAGATTGGCCGACCATCCGAACCATTGCTCAACATGTCTTGTTGTCTGCAAATCGGCAAAAGGAGATGGAGCTCCGACAGCTTACGCAACCTACCGACGAACAAATTCAACATATTAATAAGAAGTACGCGGATTATGTTTCTGAATTTTACAGGCTTGCGGTGAAGTACGTGTCTCAAGGATTGACAGGAAAACTACTTATTGACCGTTCTGGCGAGTTTTTGGTGTTTCGCTCGGACGATGGTAATTGGAATCAGGTGTTTCTAGACAAAGACAATTATTTCATTGAATCTACACCTGACACACCTGAAGCAAGCAAAGCATTCATGGATAATACTCGTAACATTACCTTGTCGACATTTGAGAAAGATGTAATCACTTGGGCTCCTGCGGTCGACAGGTACCGCAAATACATTGACCGAAGTCTGAAAAGCGAGAAATCGGAATTGACCCGGTCTTGGTGGTTAAAACGCCATAACATTTATGCGCCGCTCGCGGAAGATCTCATGCAAAAGCGACAAATGCTTCTCCATATGCGTGAGCATCTTGGGATGGGTGGCATCCGCTCGGCTCGCGATTCTTCGAAAAAATAAACTTGCATTTTCCTTTCAATTCACGCACTCGACGGTGAACCAGGAGACACCTGAGGACTATTGCAACCGAGCATGGCCACGCGCTTGCGCTGCTTCCGGACTTTCTCGGGCACCTCGTCAAAAATGCGGTAACGCACCGCGCGTTCATGCGCAAATTGCATGCGATCGGCAATGGTCTGTTGAATTTCATTACAAATCCAACGACGGCCGGCGTACCTTAACCCGTCTTTGGAGGTCACAATGGTTTTCGGGTAGTGATGGGCGTGCCCAGTTTTCATGATGTATCCTCTATACTATTTGGCCACATTATCGTTTGTACGCTTGCCCCCTAGGCTTCGTAAGAATGTAATTCCAGTTGTTCGCCTCCAAGTCAAAGTCCACATACGCCTCCATGCCTTGTTTTTCAATGGCGTCCTTGATGTCCACGCGCATCTGTTCTGCCTCGTTTTCGTTCATGAGGTGGTAATATCTGTACAGCGTCCGTTGTTCCCCATCTTCGGACAACGTCCAAGGAATCAAATAGTCGCCCTTACGCTCCTGTGCAATCCACTTTTTTGTCTCCTTGCGCGACTCCATGTTGACTTCCGCCCACATGGTAAACATCAGACAACCTCCAGGGCGAATGATGCGAAAGAGCTCCAAGACCGCATTGAGGCGTTCTTCGTACGCATAAAGGTGATGAATGACGGCCACACAGATAACAGCATCCAAAAAGTCCGACAAGATCGGTATCTTCCTGACATCGGCTTGATAAATCTCCACATGCTTGTATTCATGTTTGTGCACCCGATCCCATGCGATATTAACTAACTTTTCACTTGCGTCACATGCCATAATCTCAATGTCTGTGCGGATGTCAAAGTACTTGCCATTGCCACATCCAATATCACCGAGACGGCTCCGCGGTGGCAGGGCGTGGATGAATTGTGCGACACGATCCCAGTGACTCACGCGTGTCTTGTCAAAGCTTGCTGCAATTTGGTTATACACATTTACCACGTCAAACATTTTTAGCATCAACGCACGCTGCTAACCGACTGAACAAAGCAAACAATTGCAAACGCGAGCAAATTGGGCTGCGTATTTACAATAACAAAATCAATTTTTACGGCGTACACGGGTTTCCTAGGGGTTCAAGCCAAATGCTTCTTTCTTTTTGAATGTCAGCGAGCGTTCGCTTTGCGATAACGGAAAACGAAACATATTCACCTGAGCTGCTATCGTGCACCGCTACAAACACATCTTGGTCGAAACGGGGATCCCTGGAGCTAAGCCTTTCTGCAACTTGTCGCAGATGCGGCTCGGGCATTTTTCCCATCCGCTCATCATCTTGATTCCGCGCTTCTTTTAATAGGCGGCTCATGGTGACGACGTCTTCTGGGAAAAGCTTTACGTGAACATATTCATTAGCATCGATGGAGATACGGACATGCACGTACGGTACTAGATACCGTGAAGATGGGGTGCTTTCTGTATTGCCCATCCGAATAAAAAAGACGTGCCCTATG